CTATAGGGGCAGCCAGACGTTTTTCCAGCGCCTCAATTTTTTCTTTAAGTGACAGATTTTCAGCTTTCAAGTCCAGGGTATTTTGTTCAAACATCAATGCTTCTGGCCTTGCAGTATCAAGCGGAACTCCAAGCGCTTCAGCAATTTCTGTCCGCAGAAAACCGCAATCAGCCAGCTTATCAGTATTCATGACATCATCACTTACCGCCCGCAGTGCCGCCTCGGCATTAGGATAATAGTCAGGAGCACCTATGTTTGGCGCACCATGTTTATCCAGGAGCTGGTATGGGGCAACGGGTGGAGTGTCATACCAGCTTTCATATCTAAACCAATACAGCGAAGGCTGATGCTCTGAACGTCGATACTTTTTCAGCGCTAAAAGGCACAGGGCGTTGTAGCTCTGATCGGGATAACGCTGTTTGAGCTGTTCAAATAGAGTCTTAACACTGATGAAGCGTTCTGTATCAGACCGGCGCGCGAGTTGCTCATTACGCAATTGCTGAATGGAATCGTCGAAACTCATGGCTTGTTTTTGTCCTGCAATCCTGGGATGGTTCAGCTAAAACTGTTTTGATGATTGAATCGAACGGCTGTCAGGCTTTTCGAAAAAGGAAATCAGGTTTCTGGCAACCGGCCAGTCATACATTTAAACCCACACTACTTACGTCACCCAGCCATTCTTTTACGTCACCCACTACATCACCTGAATCGCACCCAAAGAAAAAGGAGTCAGACGATTTCTCATCTAACTCCTTGTTTTATTTGGTGGCCCCTGCTGGGTTTGAACCAGCGACCAAGCGATTATGAGTCCCTTCAATATGAATGTAAAATCAGTTGTTTATGTTTTTAATCAGAGACATACATTGCCTTCATTTGCCAGTTCATACCTCTTTATGGCCATTTAAACCGCCACTTCATCGCCATTTGCATAGCATCTCCCGGATACCATTTGTTCCGCTCTCGTGCTTGTGATTGCACTCACGTTTACTTAGCTTTTCTTTAGGCAAACACTAGGATAGATTCTTATCTATCGAAACATAACTGATAAGGGATGTTGATATGAATGGGAAGGATTACACAGCAATAACTTTGGATACCTCAATTTTTGATGGTAATGGCCTCAGGTTAGAAAAAGGACTACTTGGAAGATTAAAACAATTCAATGGGTCACCAACAAAATTTGTCCTGACAGATATTGTTGTTAATGAAATTAAAAAACATTTGCATGATAAAATCATTAACAGCAGGGCAGCACTGCAAAAAGCTTTGGATGAGGCAAGTGAACATCTATTTTTTGATGGTAGTTTATTAACTGAATCAAAGCAAAAGTTAAGCGATGGCCCTGAAATAAATGAACTAGCTTTATCTCGGCTTAATGCATTTTTAGATGCTACTGGCGCGCTTGTATTAGATTCAGCTGAGTACGTAGAAGTGGCTGAACTTAGGGATAATTATTTTAACAATAAGCCGCCATTTGCAACATCTGGTAAGAAGAAAAATGAGTTTCCTGATGCCATATCTTTACTGGCTTTAGAGCATTGGGCAGAAGAAAATGATGAGTTAATTTTTGCCGTGGCAAAGGATGGAGATTGGAGAGGTTTTTGTGATGAATCAGATTTAATTGATTATAATGAAAATCTCGCAGATGCTTTGGATTATTTCAATACTAAAGACACTCCGGTCATAATGCTAGCGAAGTTAGAGGCTGCGCTTGAGTTTATAGATGCAAGCAACTTAGGATTGCAGTTGCGTAATGAATTGGAAAGTTTTTTCAATGGTTATTATGTAGATCAGGATGCAGACTCAGCTTTCAGTTGGGAGCCTGAAGGTGTTGATGTAACGTTTGCAGATTTCAGTATGGCTGATAATAATTTAAAACTTATCGAAAAAACTGATTTATCTATAGTCGTTGAAGCATTAATAACTGTCGAATTAAATGCAGATGGTGATTTTTCTTTGTATCAATATGATTCTATTGATCGTGATCAAGTTCATTTGGCAAGCATCTCTAAAAACGTTACCGAAGAGTTTGAGTGCAGAGTCTTGATTACATTTTCTGGAGACTTTGACGAAGCTAGAGAAGATATCGATTATATCTTTATAGAAAACGTCGAAGTTATTGATAAGCTTAGTTCAATACATTTCGGATATTTAGATTTAGATTATGAGGATTATGAGGATTATGAGTAACTAATTCCGCAGTCAGCAGTGTGAACTGCTGATTGCGTTTTTTTGTTTTTATTTATTTTAAAGATAAGTTAAGGGGGTTTAGCTTAACTGCATCCTCCAGATGATCTGGAGAAAAATGAGCATATCGCATCGTCATCTTTATATCGGTATGACCAAGTACACGCTGCAGTATCAAAATATTTCCGCCATTCATCATAAAATGGCTAGCAAATGTATGACGCAAAACGTGGGTGAGTTGTCCCGCCGGTAATTCGATGCCTGTTCTTTCTAGTGCAGATCTAAATGCACTATAGCATTCACTAAAAAGTCGACCTTTTCTATCATCAGGCAGTGATTCGTATAGCTCTTTGCTAATTGGAACGGTGCGGTTTTTTCTGCCTTTCGTGTTGATGTATGTGATTTTATATTTCGCGAGCTGGCTTGTTCTCAGGCTTTCGGCCTCAGACCACCGTGCGCCGGTGGCGAGACAGATTTTTACCACGGTTTCTAAATCAGAGTGGTCATGCCGTTTGCACTCTCCGAGCAGTAGCGAAATCTGGTCGTGAGTTAGCCAGGCCATTTCAATTTCTTCCGTGCGGAAAGGGCGCATATTTTTCAGCGGATTTTCACCTTTCCATTCTCCCAATCGATTTAGCTCATTGAACACCGCCCGAAAGTAAGCCAGTTCAAGATTAAGCGTGCGGGGCGATACTTCTTTAACCCTGTTTGAACGGGCAAATTCACCCTTTAGCCTCTTTTCACGGTAGCGGGAAAACATCTGCGCATCGAAATCGCGTGCAAGAGGTTCGCCCATACATTCAAAAGCATGGTACATGGCTAACTGGCGTTTTAAGCCGTCTTTTAGAGTTATGCCATGAGCGCTATACCATGAATCAATAAGCGCTTTTAAGGTGCGCCTGTCTTCCTTTTCTTCCTGCCAAGCATTTTGAACGCTGTACTGTTCAAATGCCAGAGCTTCACCTTTAGTGGCGAATTTCCTCCGGGTGCGTTTGCCGCTAGCGCCGTTTGGATAAATCTCGCAAAGCCAACCTCCTGTTGGCAGTTTACGCACGGCCATTATTTAACCTCGCGATAAACGCCAGTGACCCTACCCAGTACACGTATATCCTCGGCTAAGCACTCAAACGGAATTTTTCCGCCAGTGACGTGAAGCCGCTTACCAGGTAAAACCGCGATTTCACGAATGCTGATTGTTCCATCAACGTCGATTAGCTTTTTACCGTCTGAAACTGTGCTGCTCTCTTCAATGATGTAAATAGAAGAGTCAGCTTCCACGCAAAAGACGTTCCCCATATGGCTGCTCAAAACACTCGCATCAATAACAAAGCTACCCACAGAGCTAAGCTTGCTTTCACTAATTGTGAATTTTTCAAGGCTTATGGATTCCCTTTTTGTTAACTCATCTTTTTTATTTTGAATCCGCTGATGACCTTCACCGGTCATCAACCACTTTAAATCTGCGCCCGTTTCGAGAGCGCACAAGACAGCGAAGTCATACGAGACATTACCGCGTGTGTAGCGGTTTTGGAGGGAGCTTGCTGCGATATTGAAATGATTCGCTAGCTGGATTTTCTGATGAAAGCCATAAACCTCACAAATTCTATTTAGTAACTCTTCGTTATTAAAGTTGGCATTTATCATTAAAATTAGCATCCGGTCGTTGCGCGATATTAAAATTAGCATTACTATCGCTGCGTGTGGTGGTGATTGGCGGCAAAAGTTGGCAAGACTTAGGCAATCACTGGCTGAAATCTCAAAAAAGGAATCATGCTATATGGCTTCTGAAATCGCAATCATCAAAGTACCTTCACCTGTAGTAACTGCTGAGCAATTCGCAGCTTTAGAGGGTGTTTCTGTACGCACCGTATATCGGTGGACAACTGGCGATAATCCGCAGTTACCAATCGAACCGCGCATCATTCGTAAAGGATGCAAAAAAGCCGGAGGGCCGATCCGTATCTACTATGCACGCTGGAAAGAAGAACAGTTGCGTAAGGCGTTCGGGCATTCCCGTTTCCAGCTCATTATTGGCGGCTAATTCACATTAAGTGAATAGGGAGATTCGCACATGTTTGATTTTAAGACTTCCACACATAACCACTATGACGACGCCTGCCGCAAGTTTGCGCTGACACACAGCATGGCTGAGCTGGCGCAACGTGCAGGCATGAAAGCGCAGACTCTGCGCAACAAGCTGAACCCGGATCAAGTTCATCAGCTGACTGTTCCAGAATTGCTATTGCTTACCGATCTGACCGAAGACGCCACGCTGATAGATGGCGCGCTTGCACAGCTGCACTGCCTGCCATGCGTACCGGTTAATGAGCTGGCAAAAGAAAAGTTTCCATCCTACGTGCTTAAGGCTACTGCTGAAGTCGGAAGCATGGCCGCCAGTGCCGCTAACCCGGAGCGGATAACTGCAACATGCCGCCGCAGTATTCTGGAGGCCGCAAATACCGGCATCCGCTGCATGATGCTGGCTGCACTGGCCGTACAAACCCGCGTTCACTCTAACCCGACCTTAGCCTCAACCGTTGACGCTATCAGCGGGCTGGGTGCTTCGATTGGCATGAGCTGAGGGCGC